GTACCCTCTTACTCTCTCTAACAATATATTTATATATATACTTATAATCTTGGAACTTTGGAACTTTCTTCTACTTTCAATGCCTTACGAGCCATTTGCTTGGAACTTCTTTGGAACTTCTGGAACTTTCTTTTACTTTCAGATACTTAGACGCGTAGAGCTACTCTCTTTACTGGTATCAGAACTTTCGGGCAGTTGCCCGAAGTACAATCTAGTGACATCCTATGGGCTATACCACTTGGAACGTGGCCTAACGTGTCACGCGTAGAGCTACTCTCTTTACTGGTATCAGAACTTTCGGGCAGTTGCCCGAATAAAAAAAGACTCGCCGAAGCGAGCCTAGTAGAGCATTGTGGTGCAATGTATTGCCTAGCTATCACAAGCGTTACGCATACGCAATAAAGAAGGCACAAAAAAAGGGACGCTCGAAAGCGTCCCCATGTAAAATGTTAGGTGGTTAGCAGAAGGTCTTTTGAAAACCCTTGAGAACCGCAACCGCATCGTCGTGCGCGAACGTGTCAGGGAATGGCTTGTCACCTTGCATTAACTTGATTGCCTTCTCCATTAACGCGCCAAGATCTTCAATGGCCGTCTTAGGCTCATTCGCACCGCCTGACACATAATCTTCTGGGTGCGCCAACTTATGAGCCGTAGTCAAACCGCGTCGCACAGTCTTGAGCAATTCGGTGCGGCGATCCTGTAACACCTTACGCGCTGCCTTTTGCCCGGCTGGCGCATCCTTTGGCAATTTGGTTGCCAATTCGGCACGCTCGGTTTTGGTGTAGCAAATCATGCCAGCGGCTTCCACACGGCCAGCGTATTGCTCGACCGATGCCGTGCTTTCCTTATTCTTAGCCGAGAGATAGTCGCTTGGCAAAATACCATGGGCGACCATAAGAGCATATGTGGAGGTCAATTGACCTTCAGCCCGTTTGATAACCTGCATTGCGCCCACCTCAAAACATCCTAGATCGCCGGACATTGTGTCGATTATCTTAGCGCCAGCGTTTGAAAGTGTCTCTGTCATTTTTGTTACAGTGTTCATAGTAAGTACTCCAGTAATTCGGCTATCCATTATTGGCCTTCCGATAACACCTTATGACATGACTGGAAGGCATTGTCTACAACTAAATGGCACTGTTTACAATTCGGGCAACTGCCCGAAACACGTTTTCCAGAAGGGTACACCCGGGCCACCCCCCGCGCTGTCATATAGGATTCCGTCATAGTACTATTATTACTAATCCAGCCGAATAAATCGCTATTTTTTGAAAACCCCCCACCCCTTTTTAGAAACCCTTGCTAAAAAATTTTTTGTAACCTAGTATTACGTTACCGGTTAACTACCTGCGAAATGATATGACATTGAATTTAACGCCTGAACTAGGTGTACCCTTAGAGGATGAAGCAAAGCAGCTTCCGCTACCCAAACGCACCGCTGCGCTGGCTAAAACAGTGACAGAATTAGAGGGCCACGGGCTAAACACCACCCCAGACGAGGACGATAAAGAGGTTGCCGCTGTTTTAGCGACTGCATATGCGCAGGAACCAGACAAAACGTCCCGAAAAGTTACCAACAGACGCGCAGCGAAGCTAACGCCCCCATCTATTAAGATGGCAGGAGCTATAATAGAGGAATTTAACCACTCTGTAGTGGAATCTTCCAAACAACTTCGCAACCTAGTAACAAACAAGCTCATCATAGAGTCAGAAAACCCTGATCCACGGGTACGAATGCGTGCCATAGAGCTTATGGGTAAGATATCAGACGTAGGACTGTTCACAGAGAAGTCCGAAGTGACCATTACCCACCAAACCACCGACGATATCAAAGAGAAACTCCGCAGTAAGCTGGCAAAGCTGGTAAACCCAGAGCCAGAGATAGAAGATGCCACCATCCTGACCGCTAAAACGCTAGATGTTGACGAAGAGTTTGGGTTTGACGACGATGACTGAGGGTTTTGACTTCAATAACGAGGATATTGACGTCATGCTGGCTAATCTTGACTCGTTTAGCGAGGAAGAAGTGGCTGAGATCGACCGTATGGTGGACGAACTGTCTACAAGGTCCAAAAACCAGCGTGCATACGACGATCTGATTGAGTTCTGCAAACTTATGATGCCTGAGTTCATTGTAGGTAAGCACCACCGCATCCTTGCCGATCTACTTATGGACATCGAAAAGGGTGATAAAGACCGTATCTGTGTTAACATCCCACCACGCCACGGCAAATCACAGCTTGTGTCTATCTTCTTCCCAGCATGGTTCTTAGGTAGAAACCCAGACAAGAAGGTTATGATGGTGTCTCACACCACAGACCTAGCGGTAGACTTTGGCCGTAAGGTGCGTAACTTGATAGCCTTAGACGATTACAGGTCTATATTTCCTACCGTAAAGCTGGCACAAGACAGCAAGTCAGCGGGTCGTTGGAATACCAACGTAGGGGGAGAGTATTATGCTTGTGGAATTGGTTCTGCTCTTGCTGGTCGTGGCGCTGATTTACTGCTTGTTGATGATCCTCATTCTGAGCAAGACGTAATCAACGGAAACTTCTCAGTGTTCGATAAAGCCTATGAGTGGTTCACCTTCGGCGCACGGACGCGATTAATGCCCGGAGGACGGGTGGCTATCATACAAACACGCTGGCACCTAGATGATCTGACAGGGCGCGTGGTACGTGACATGGGTAAGAACGACCGTGCGGATCAGTACGAAGTCGTCGAGTTCCCCGCCATCCTAGATGTCGTTAGTAAGAAAACCAAAAAGGTAACTCAAAAGCCGTTATGGCCTGAGTTCTTTGACCTAGAAGCCCTACTACGTACCAAAGCCTCTATGCCTGTGTTCCAGTGGAACTCGCAGTATCAGCAGCAACCTACCACAGAAGAAGCCGCTATTGTTAAGCGTGAGTGGTGGAACGAGTGGACCCCTGAGACACCCCCGTCCTGTGAATATATTATCATGTCGCTTGACGCCGCAGCCGAGAAACATAACCGTGCAGACTTTACAGCGCTTACCACATGGGGGGTATTCTTGAACGAAGAGACCAGCGCGTACAATATTATATTGTTAAATAGCATAAAACAACGTATAGAGTTCCCAGAACTTAAACAGCTTGCGATGGAAGAGTATAACGACTGGGAACCAGACTCGTTCATTGTGGAGAAGAAAAGCTCTGGTGTGGCCTTGTATCAAGAGATGCGGCGTATGGGTCTACCAGTGTCTGAGTACACACCACATAGAGGGTCAGGGGACAAGTTGGCTAGACTTAACTCCGTTGCAGACATTGTAGCATCTGGGCTTTGCTGGGTGCCACAGACACGATGGGCAGAGGAAGTGGTTGAAGAGATTGCAGGATTTCCATTTATGAGTAATGATGACCTTGTAGACTCAACTGTGATGGCTTTGATGCGTTTTAGACAGGGTGGCTTTATTCGGTTGCCTAGTGACGAACCAGAAGAACAGCAATATTTTAAACAGCGCCGAGGCGGATACTACTAGAGGTGATACATGGCTATTGAAAAAGGGCAGTACGCTGCCCCAATGGGACTAGAAGACCTAGAAGGCGATCTTGAAGGCGTAGCAGAAATGGACGTCTCTGAGCTAGAGATTGAGATCGTTGATCCTGAGTCTGTCACCCTATCTGATGGTAGCATGGAAGTCACCATAATCCCCGGTGACGAAATGGACTTCTCTGAGTTTGGCGCAAACCTAGCTGAACTGATGGATGACACCGACCTTGAAACCCTGTCAAGCGATCTTGTCGGCCAGATAACAACGGACATAGAAGGACGCAAAGACTGGGCGGACACGTTCGTTAAAGGCTTAGACGTACTTGGCTTTAAATACGAAGAGCGTTCAGACCCGTGGGAAGGCGCATGTGGCGTTAACTCTACAGTCCTAGCCGAAGCAGCCATCAGGTTCCAAGCAGAGACTATGAGCGAGACTATGCCAGCCGCTGGCCCTGTGAAGACTAAGATACTTGGTCGGGAGACTAAAGAGAAAGACGAAGCCGCTGCACGCGTTAAAGCGGATATGAACTACGAACTCACCGAGAACATGGTAGAGTATCGCCCAGAACACGAACGGATGCTGTACAGCCTTGGTTTGGCAGGCTCCGCGTTTAAGAAGGTCTATTACGACCCTAATCTAGGACGTCAGGTCGCTGTTTACATTTCCGCAGAGGATGTGATCGTGCCTTACGGTGCGTCGAATATCGAAGCCGCAGAGCGTGTAACGCACGTAATGCGTAAGACAAAGAACGAATTGAAGAAGTTACAAGCCGCAGGGTTTTATAAAGACGTAGACCTCGGTGATCCAGAACCTTACCACACAGACATTGAAGAGAAGAAAGCGGAAGACGGGGGCTACTCGCTTACCGATGACGACCGCTACGCTGTCTATGAAATACACGCAGACCTTCTTATTGAAGGCGTTGATGATGACGACGGGATAGCTCGCCCTTACGTTGTCACCATTGAGCGTGGAAGTGGCGAAGTGCTGGCGATCCGTAGGAACTACGAGGAGGGTGACCCACTCACACTCAAACGCCAACACTTCGTCCACTATAATTATGTACCGGGATTTGGCTTTTATGGCCTCGGATTGATCCACATCATTGGTGGATACGCCCGTGCTGGAACTTCCTTGATACGTCAGCTTGTTGACGCTGGTACGCTCTCCAATCTCCCGGGAGGGTTAAAGTCCCGTGGACTACGTATCAAGGGGGACGACTCCCCTATCAATCCCGGTGAGTTTAAAGATGTAGATGTTCCGTCAGGGTCTATCCGTGACAATATTATGCCTCTCCCTTACAAAGAACCTAGCCAGACCCTTCTCGCTCTCTTAAATCAAATTACGACTGAAGGCCGTAGGCTAGGCGCTATTAGTGACATGGACATCTCGGACATGTCAGCCAACGCCCCTGTGGGCACCACACTGGCTCTCCTAGAGCGCACACTAAAGCCTATGGCTGCGGTGCAAGCACGCGTACACTACGCGATGAAGCAGGAGTTTAAGCTACTCAAGGCCATCATGGCAGAGTATGCCCCCGAGGAGTACGCGTACATCCCGTCCAGAGGCGAAGTAGGAGCCAAGCGGTCGGACTACATGATGGTGGACGTGATACCCGTCAGTGATCCTAACAACTCGACTATGGCCCAACGGGTCGTACAGTACCAAACAGTGCTACAGATGTCAGCGCAGGCTCCACAGATATACGACCTGCCTCAGTTGCACCGTCAGATGATAGAAGTATTGGGCGTGAAGAACGCCGACAAACTCGTCCCGACTAAGGACGACGCAAAACCAGCCGATCCGATAAGCGAGAACATGGATGCCCTAGTTGGCAAACCTATGAAAGCGTTCATCTATCAGGATCAGGACGCGCACATCGCTACGCATACCGCGTTTATGCAAGACCCGATGATGGCCCAGATGATCGGGCAAAACCCACAGGCCAAACAGATTATGGCTTCGCTACAAGCGCACATCGCAGAACACCTTGGGTTCTCTTATCGTCAGAAGATAGAAGAGAAACTAGGCGCACCACTACCCGCTCCGAACGAGGAGATGTCAGAAGACATGGAGGTACAACTGTCACGTCTGGTTGCAGACGCAGGCAAGCAGCTACAGCAGGCTAATCAGCAGCAAGCAGCGCAGAAGAAAGCTCAAGAGCAGCAGAAAGACCCAATCCTCCAGATGAAGCAGGCTGAATTGCAGATCAAACAAGCTGAAGAGCAACGCAAAGCCGCTAACGATCAGGCAGATCAGCAGATCAAACAGTTTGAGATGCAGCTAAAAGAGCAGAAGATTGTGCTGGACGGCAATGTTGCCGCCGAACGCCTGAAGCTAGATGAGAAAGAAGTTATGTTAAACGCGCAGAAGGATGGGCTAAAGCTGGCAGGGGATAGACGTATATCCAACGCTAAACTTGACCTAGAAGCTGACCGTGGAAAACCTGACCG